GTTTAGTTGGGATTATGAGGGAGGTATGATTAAGGGTGTATTTAGACATGAAAAAACTGCAAACCTATTAAAAGATAAATTAAAAAAAGAGGAAAGCGGAGATAACCAGTTTGTTATACCCTTAGAATTAGATAAAGAGTTAGATTTTAACCATGAGATTTCAATATGAATGTAATATGCCCAAAATGTGGCTCCCGTAACTTTGTTGAGAATAATGGTACTCTATTAGGATGGTTACACTGTAAGAAATGTAATTCTCAATTAGGTGAATTTGTATCTCCAAGAAATTTGGTATGATTGATTTTGACATTAAACTGGGCTGGAATGTACCAGCAAGGACAGTATGGGGATACCATGATAATACAGACTCTCATGTAAAAATATTACTCTGCAGGGGCGTATGTGATTACTGTAAACTGGATGTATTAGATGAGGATGATTATATTCATATGCTGGAACATGAGATATTTGAGGGGACTGCCTGTATCATAGCAGCCTCGGATAATATAGACCCAAGAAATTGGAAAGGTTTTAATAAGGTATATAGTCCACTACACTACAGGACTAAATGGCATATGTGTAAAAATAACAGTGTAATGGTGAGGATTGGATGAAGAAAACCACAGAACTTGATTCAAGGATAATAAAACTAGAGATTGATGGTGATACTGTATATTTTCTACATGTAAAAGACAAGAATAATATTGATTCATCATATCGTATATCCTCAAATGATTGGCTGTTCAAGTGGCTGGAGAATATAAATGCGTAGATTTGAACAGTTAAGTTATGAGGAATTAAAAGAACTACTTTGTCATACATATACTGGTTCCTTTGTAGTAGATAAAAAATTAGATAAAATACGTAAAGAACTACAAGATGAATTGGATTTGAGAGGATAATGAGAAACTTTAAATTAAAACTTGTTTTTGGAGACAGCATAAAAGATGAGGAATGTAGGTATTTACTACAAAACATTAATATACAGGAACCAATTAACAAACAAAAAGTAATGGATAGTATAGAAATATGTTTAATGAAGATAAGACAAAGATTAGAGTATGAGATTGATGTGAGTTTGAGAGTATGAATGATATACATAGTATAATAGATGAAGTTGGATTAAATACAATATCAGAATGTCTAAAGATTGGTGGATATAAAGGTGTGTCAGCGTTATTTGCATCAGAAATACCAAAAATAAGACGAGCATTAGAGATATACGAGTGGATTGTAGCAACTGCAAAAAATTGTAAGGAATGTGGGTGTGAAACATGTCAATATGCCTGTAGATTAATAGAACGTGTAAAACAATTAGAGGAGAGTAAGAAATGAGAATATTGTTTATTTTAGAATTAATAGTATTATTTCTGGTGTCTAGTGCGGTAGTTAGTCTAGTAGAATATATATCATATACCAGAGGTCCTGCACCATGAAAAAATATAAGATGGGTAATCAATGTATTTGTAATAGAACCACTATACTGTGTCAATATCATAAAGAAATATTGGAAAAGGAATTACCATTTATTACATCCACAGTAGATGATATTATAAGACAGTTCAGAATAATGAAGTTAATACAACTGGGGTATTAATATGAAATATACAACATGTAAGAGATGTGGAGACCCAATATCAATAGACCAAGTGTATTGTAAGAGGCATTGTAAGAAATGCTCTTAAGAATATGTTATAAAAATCGGGAAATATTTACAATGGTAAGTAATAATTTACCAGAAATTAATGATTTAGTTCAAGTAAAACATAAAGGATGGAAATCTCCAAAAACATTAAAATTACTTGGAAAAACACACCATTTACAAAATGACCTCCATCAAGTATATTTATATTTCCAATGACCCATAAAATATCAGAGTCAGTATTCAGGTGTCAGTGTAGTTGTGGCTGTACTACATTAACCACTAATGGAGTATGTACTACATGTTTTGGGAGATGTAAGAAACAATGAAAGCATATGAAGATGGTATATGTTGTGAGATGTATATATCCGAGGGGACTTTGTTCATATATGTTATTTAAAAACAGAAGACCGCGAAGCATGGTTTGGAACTAAAAAAAGACATGTTTGTTAGTGGTCACTCATTTATTGGATTTGAGGATGATTTCGGTAATGCAGTAAAGAAATGTACTAGATGTCCGTATATAGTAACAATTATAAGTGAGAAGAAAGGTATTTATTCTACTCCATAGTATTTAAATCATGTGTTGTTGTTGCTGTAGACCTAAATATTGTTGTCCATGCAGAGACCCTACTAATAATGGTAAGATAATGCATTATGTATGTTATTGCTGGTGTCATTATAATAATCAATTTACACCATGGAATACATCACAAAATACAACTAGTGTAACCTGTGGAGCAGCACAGCCAATAATAACATGGACTAATACATCATGTGGTTGTCATAAATAATGTGTGGAAACTGTTATAACTTCCATGATGTGTATATTGAAGATAAAAACTGTCCCCATACTTGTCACATATACAAACCCTAATATATAAGCAGACTTATATATGGGCATGTTCAGTAAGAAAAAGAAAGAACCCACAATAATATTACCACTACCTGATATGAAGGCAGTTGCACTGATGTTTGAGGAGATGGTGGATATATTTTACAGGGAAAGGCATACAGTAATGGAATTGGAATTAGTTGTAGGAATGTTACAAAATGAAGTTATGATTAATAAAACTCATAATGCAATAATGGGTCAGATTGGAAGACTTGCATTTATTCCACCAACATTCATGGAGATGGGACAGCCCATACCAGATGATATTCCTCTAGAAAAGAAATCACAATCATACCATGGATAAGAAAAGGTTTTTATAATCCATTAACTATATTGTTATGTTCTTCGGAACAAAATTGCTGCAGAGCCATTCCGTATAAATTGCCGGAGAATACTAAGTATATGACGAACTATAAATGGGGATACCCACAGAATGTCGTGTAATACAACCAGTGGAAATGAGAAGTACCACATTAAAAAAAACTATCATTAGTGGAAGAGAACATCCCACCCCCATACAAAGAGAAACAGGTTCAATGGCTGGTAGGACTTTGGTCTTATTTAGTACACCGGGTTAAAGTTTACTGGTGAGCCAAAACACAAACCTATTTATATTACTATAACATAGTATAATCTCTTACTGTTTGATGAACAGGATAATGTCAGGTGGGCAGACTGTAAAATCCACTAATCATGGATGCCCCATTTTCAATACCTTAATATATGGGATAAATCATAATGTCAATATGGGACAATTAATACTCACAACCCAATCAGGAAAAGTATGTACGATACATTATAATGGTGAATTATTCATAGAAGCTGGAAGACCAAATATTGACCAACCAATAAACTTTGAAACAGATATATTCAAGTGGACAAAACTCGATGATAGTGCTCTAAATGTTTACAGAAGAACTAACCGAGGAAGGGTAGATTTTAAGGAAAAGTGAGAATGACTACCTTGTGGGCAGGTGCGTTAAAATAGCCCACACCATATCTTTATATTTCACACAATCATAATACCACCATGAGAGATAATTATAATATTCCATGTAAGATTTGTAGGAAAGAAAAGGTATCTATTGGGGAATTATGTCCCTCATGCCTAAAAGAGGAATTATTTAATAAATCCTTAATAGGTAAAGTCATACTCAAATAATATGGGAGTAAAATATGGTGGACTTGATATTGCAAAAAGACTTGATAATTCTGCTTTTGCCGTATTGGAACTTAGAGAGGGTAAACTACATGAATATGCCGAGAAGATTTGGGAGCATACAGATTATTCCATAGTAGCCCATGACTTGGAGAGATATAATAAGAAACTACATTTTAATAAGATAGTGTTTGATAGGACTGGTGTTGGTGATGCTGTAGCAGAACTATTCAGACCAAGAAATATATATGAGTCAATGGTAATGTCAAACACATCCAAGATTGAATTAATCAACCTATTTCAGGGATTAATGCAGGACTCTAAATTATTAGTTGTTATGGGTGGAGAATTAGAAAAACAGATAAAGGAACAGGAATGGGATATATCAGATGCTGGTAATCTGTTATATAGGCATCCTCCAAACAGACATGATGATTTATTCTGGGCTCTATGCTATGCATGCTATGCTGCAGCACCTGCATTAAAATCCATACCAAGACCAGTAATGAGATTTGCCCAGCCTGATTACCGGAACTTGGATAGGATTATAGATGATGAAATAGAGAAGGAATTGAATATTGTCTAGGCACAAATAAAACACAAAGAGTTAAATAAACCTTATTAAAGCATTACTCTTAGAGTATATTATATATGGCAAAGACAGCATTAACAACAGCAAAACCAGTTTTAAAGATAGTTGGTGGTGGGAAGTATGCTGCAGGCAGAAGTATTGATGTAGGCTCTGATTGGAAAAAAGACCCAAGATATGATAGATCAGACCAGTTTCAAGGATTACAGGTATTCTATCCAGTAGACCCATATACAATGACTGAAAGAAAGGAATTTCGTTCAGCCATGGGTAATGTCTATGTCTATAGGGCATCAAGAATACAGACTACATTCGTTGCAGGTCAGGGTTATATTACACATATAGTGCCAAGGATTGAGGAGGAACTTACTGATATTGAGGCAGAGCAATTTTCACAACAAACCATATATGTTCCATATTGGGATGAGGAGGTAACATTTGATGATTTAAAGAATAGGGTTGATAAGATTAATAATGATATGAAATTAGCAGATAATATTTTCAATGGATACTTTACATCACTAGAACAGGGAAGATGTGCACTTGCATTGACTCCACTAGACCCTGACCCAGAAACTGGTAAGTATAAAATACCAGAGCAGATTAGATTCATCAGACCAGAGTTCACATTAAGACCAATATTAAATGGAAATACTGCAGAGATGATTGGGTTATATGTTGTTGGCTCCCGTTCTAGAATGACACCATCAGCAATAGACTCTAAGAGACTAATATATATCACACATGGCTTTAACAATGAATTATTCTCAGATTTCTATGGTGATTCTAAGATTGCACGTATATCAGATATTGCTAATAATCTTAATCTTGTATTAGACCAAGACTATGAAAGAGTTGCAGAGCACACATGGCACCAGCCAAAGGTATGGGCATTACCAATTCCACCACAGGATGTGGGTAATGAGGAGGGTATTGTAAATGAATTCCTACAGGGTAATAATGAAAATGCCAAGGGCAGGGATATTGCAGTTGCTGTGAGTGCCTCTGAGGATGAAAGGATGGTATCACTATTAAATGCACAGACAAATTCTGGTAATATATCAGGCTTGGAGATAATCAGAACCGGTCTAATCAAGGGTATTATAACAGCATTTGGAATACCCGGATTCATGCTAAGTGAGGGTGATATTGGTAAACTTGGTGGTAATGCTAATATTGAAGAGGTTGATATGTGGTTCAATACAGAGGCAAGACCAGAGACTGAGAAACTAGAGACAATATTAGAGGAGCAATTATATGATAGGGAATTATGTATACTATTCGATATTGAAAACCCAGATGATTTACCAGTAAAAATAAAACACAAGTTTAACAAGCCCACATTATTAACTTTATTACCTAGTGAGATGATTAATTCATTAGACTTGTTAGTACAAAGACAGTGGATTGACCCATCAGCAGTATTACAGATACTTCACTTGGAGAAATATAAGAAGGAGACAACCTCACAGGGTAGTATTAAGGACCCAAGTAATCTAGTGGCAAGTGGATGGAAGTCTCATAATGGATGGAATAATACAGAAATATCACCATCATGGGATGGCACTAAATGGAATACACCATGGAATCAATCAGGCTGGAATGATGATTGGGGTGATATTGGATGGAACACTGGTAATAACTGGACTAAACAGGGTGGATGGAAGACTGCTAGATCAGGACAGGGAAGAAAGATAGCAAGACGTATAGATAAAATAGAACCCATAATAAAAATTGCCAAGCAAATATCAAAGTCACCATTAGGTTCACTTGAACCAAGTGAAGAGGATTTACAAAATCCACAAATAAAATTGGGATGGGCTAAGGTAGAAATTGCAAAGGAAATAATGAAAACAATAAAAGAGGATAAAATAAATGAATGATGAACCATTAGAAATTATATTTGATAACCAGTCAGTTATAGATGAGGGCAATATAAAATTAGGCAGGCTTGTAGCAAGTAGTAATGAGAATGAGGATTGGCATAAATATAACTTACAGATAAATAATAATAGTAGGAATGACTTGGTTAATATTGCATTAGAGACAAACTTAAATGAAGAACTCTTTAGACTTGACTTACCATCACAATTAAGTGGGAAGGAATCAGCAGATGTTATATTATACCTAAGAGCCTCAAGACTACTTAGTGCTGATTTGAAGGGTAAACCATACCTATTTATCAAATACAAGGAAGTTAAGCACTTTTAAAAGTATATTAAGTCATTTTCTGAAATTATTACATGGTAGCCACAGTTTTAATTAGACGTTTAACAGGAGCCGGTCCCTCTGCTACAGATATTACCAGTATAAATACAAGAGCCGATACTGTAGATTCTCATACAACCGCAGAGACATCCAATCCAATCAAAGTACCAACATCAGGTACTAATTATTCATTCTGGGTTGTAACTCGTTTAGATGCAACAGTATCACCAGCAGGGACAATAAACAACATAAAATGGTATACTGATGGGGCTAATGGTTTTGGTACTGGTGTAACATGTAAGATGGATACAGCAACTGGATATACACAGGCAACAGGAACGGCGGGAGTTACAGGATTACAATTAACACAGACTAATTATGCAACTCT